GGCTATGAATCAACTAATACGACGCTTTTCCCGATTTTTTCAGCTGGCAAAGGTAAAGACGCGCCACGTCCTGATGGTAAAGAGTTGATAAACGCCAGGTCAAATAGATACAAAGAACGAAACATCGAAAAAGTGCGTGAAAAGAACCGTAAATACCGAGAAGCAAACAGGGAGATGCTAGCCGAGAAAAGCCGCGCCCGCTATGCTTTAAAAGGTGAGATTTACAAAAAAACAGCAAGGGAAAAGAGAGCCACGCAAAAGCAAGAAGTTGAGATAATTATGCCAACAACACAATGGCGAACAGCAGTACCTTGGGCGACTGTATGACAAAAGAAGTCTATAGAACGGCTTTTGAGTACATAGAAAGTCACCAAAATGGGTTGGGAAAAGGCTTACCGCATGGCATAAATCAAGTTTGTATCGCATGTAAAGCTGGCGGATTGGTTGACGGTAAACCCGTGGGAAGTGTTGAAAAAATCACAGACATCACTGAACTAAAACATTGGGCAGACTTCTATAAAACCAAGGAATTTACAGCCTATAAATGCAATTGTGGGTACAAATGGTCTTGGTATAAACCCTATTAGGGTTTATAGTTAAAAAACCTAGGGTAAACCCTAATACACAACCTATAAAACATGTTAGACAATAAAGCCATGCCAAGCAATAGTGCGGGGCAACAACAGGAGAAAACTATGAAAACACTAATCACAATCATCATTACAGCACTTTTAACAGCATGTGGAGGCGGCGAAGCCTTGGTAATGGCTGACAAAGCCGAGGCGGTACAAGTTGAAGCGCAAACAGTAGAAACTACACCACCAGCCGCGCCAATTCCTGAAAAGTGCAATACGACAACCTATAACCCATGCTTTGACCCTACATTGCCATTGCCAGCCCCAGTGGTAGCATGTAACCCCAAAGATGCTGGATGCGTAGTCCCTGATGGAATGGAATACTGCGATATTTGGAGCTATAACCCATGCGCACACCCAACTTGGATACCTAAACAGCCAGTAGCCGCGCCCGTTTCAACAACTCAGGTATCTGTAAAATGAGGCTTTTTTGAATGGCAAAAACTTGAATGAGTATTAAATATGGAATTAATCAGCTTAACTGAGCCGCCATCATCTATAGAGTATTCAATGTGGACTGGGCGGATTTATAGCTTTGCCCATTTGGGTAAAGTGCTCTTTGACGATAAAAACGGAATAGAGCGAGACGACTGGAAAGATGTGTTAATACACAACATCCAAGACTATGACGCATTGAAAGCTGGCTATCTTCGTGGATTTGTGTCGTGGCTGGTAGATAGTGGTTTGACTAAAGATCAATCGGATTTGTTGGATAAAAATCTTTTAGAGATTGTGAGTGAAAAATGAAATCAACACCTAAAATAAACAACATACGCGGACGGCGAAAGATGCGCGAAGACAAGGCTATTTGGCTAGATGCTTACGATAAAGCCTTGGCAAAACCACAATGGCGAAGTGATAATATGGAATCAGGAAAGAAAAGACATGAGGTATATGCTAGGCTACAGGCTGATATTGCTGTAGGCGACCATGTTGCTTTGATTCGGGGTGCGCTTAACTCAAATGCATTAGATTAAGCTATGTTCAATCAAGATTCTGTGAAAAAAATCAAGATAAATCAATCTGTTGTGGTAAAATGACACGGCAACTCGCAGTTGCTTGCCCTTCGGGGCTTTTTTGAATAATCCTAAAAGGAACTCAATAAATGAAAACAGAATCACACGTAAGCAACAAAAACGCAGTGCGTGGCTTGCCAAGCATGTCTCAAAAGTTAATCGACTTCTTGAAAAAAGAAGAAGCTCGCGTTAGTTTTGAGTGGAACAATTGGGACGGCTCAGAAAACCAAGCAATAGAGCTTAATGATAAGCAATGTGCTCGAATTAATGTTTTTAGATTGGCGACAGGCGCATGAAAACACACTTATCAACACTGGATGGCATTGCGCACTTGCAATCAGCCAATGAAAGAAACAACTCTGAGTTTCTGCAGTATTTAGACGCATCACATATAGAGCAATTGCCCGAGTATGTCCTAAGGCATCCTGAATTGTTAGCACATCGTCAAGAAGTGCGTAAGCGCCAAAATGAGCAGTTTGAGGTAATCGTTACCGAAGACGGCTATTTTCAGTGTAGGCACAAGGTTACTGGCAAGTCCATGCAATCCTTCGATGTTGACCACGGCTTTGCAGATAAAAGAGTTGAGGCATGAATTTAACGCGAGAAAAAGCAGCAGAACTTGCATTGATATACGTAAATGCTGGCAAAGCTGGAAAGCCAATGCCGCCGCCTATTAAGGGCAAAGAGATAGCATGCAAGGACGCTTACCAACTTGGCGAGTTCTATATGCTGCAAGCTCACAATACGCGGTATGAGGATATGGCGGATTTAAAAAGCAGGTTATGCAATGAATCTAACGCATAAACAAGAGGCATTCTCTGTAGGTTTACGTACAGGTAGAATTGTGGATAAGTTTGTGAACGCTGGGAAAATGTGCGAACCTATGCCAGAACTACCTATAACAACTAAAGAAAAAGACGGCGGCAATCACAGAACGCCTGAGCAAATGCAGAAGTATTTCAAAAAATATTATGAGTTTGGACTGACGCTATGAACCTTACAAGTAAACAAGAATCAACTATCGAATATTTAGCAATAGAGGATTTAATTCCGTATGTTAAGAATAGTCGAACCCATGACGATGCACAAGTGGCGCAAATTGCAGCAAGTATCAAAGAGTTTGGTTTCACTAACCCTATACTAATAGACGCTGAAGGTGGCATCATTGCAGGTCATGGTAGGGTATTGGCTGCGCGTAAATTGAAACTTGAGTCTGTGCCATGCATCATGCTTGATTACCTCACTGAGACGCAAAAGCGTGCTTATGTGATTGCCGACAATAAGCTGGCATTAAATAGTGGATGGGACGAGGAATTACTCAAGCTGGAGTTTGAGGATTTGAAGGCGGAAGGGTTTGACCTTGAGTTGAGCGGCTTCTCGCTGGATGAGATAGAAGCAATGTCGCCAGAGGTTATCCCCGAAGGCTTGACCGACGAGGATGCAGTGCCAGATGTTCGTCCCGACCCTATTAGTAAGTTGGGCGATGTTTGGTTGCTTGGTAAACATCGTTTGATGTGCGGGGATTCAACAAGCATTGATGCTGTTGAGACACTGATGGATGGAGGGCTGGCTGACCAATTGATTACAGACCCTCCTTATAACGTTGCTTACACTGGAAAGACAAAAGACGCTCTAACCATTCAAAACGACAGTATGAGTGACGATAATTTCCGTCAATTCCTGATGGACGCTTTCGTGGCTGCAGATGCTGTTATGAAGAGGGGTGCTGTTTTTTATATTTGGCACGCCGATTCGGAAGGTTACAACTTCCGTGGCGCTTGTAAAGACGCTGGCTGGACAGTCCGCCAGTGTTTGATTTGGAAAAAACAGACGCTTGTTATGGGTCGCCAAGACTACCATTGGAAGCACGAGCCATGCCTTTATGGGTGGAAAGATGGAGCCGCACACTTATGGTCAACCGACCGTAAACAGACAACCATTCTTGAGTTTGACAGACCTCAGCGCAACGGATTACACCCAACGATGAAACCCGTTGAGCTTATTGAATATCAGGTTTTAAACAACACCAAAGGGCAGGACGTGGTGTTAGACCTATTCGGCGGTGGTGGCTCAACACTGATTGCCTGTGAAAAATCTGGTCGCTACTCTAGATTAATGGAGCTTGAACCCAAGTACGTCGACGTTATCGTTCGTCGCTGGCAGGAGTTCACTGGCAAACAAGCCACACACGCAGCTACAGGCGCAACATTCGCAGAGGTCGAGGCTGATAGTACCAAAGCTGTTAGTGAGGTGGCATGAGTACGCTAACCCCTAAACAAGAAGCCTTCGCTCAAGCTATCGTTACAGGCGTAAGCCAGTCAGATGCTTACCGTTCTGCATTTAACGTAGGGGAAGGTACGAAGGCTGCTACTGTACATAAAAGGGCTTCAGAGCTAATGGCTGACGGGGAGGTTGCGGGTAGGATAGCAGAGCTACGCAAGCCAGTCGCAGAAATAGCCCAAATAACGCTTAAAACGCATTTAGAAGACCTTTTAAAGCTCCGCAATATGGCAGCTAAGGAAAAGCAATACAGCGCCGCTATCAGCGCAGAAGTCGCTAGGGGTAAAGCAAGCGGGGTGGTTGAACCAACTAAGATGGATTTAGATGTTAGTTTCCCAAGGGTAATCAATGTTATCGCAGGACGTGCTTAACGTAGAGTTCCCGCCTAAGCTGGCGGCGGCACTATTTGCGCCTAAGCGTTATCTATTCGTTAGGGGTGGGCGCGGAAGCTCGAAAAGTTGGTCAATTGCTAGGGCTTTGATTATTCTAGCGTTTCAGTCACCTCATAGGATACTTTGTACACGCGAGATTCAAAAGTCTATTAAACAATCTGTACACCAACTATTGACAGACCAGATAGCCACGTTAGGGCTTAACGGGTTCTTTGAGGTGTTGCAGAATGAGATAAGAGGGCTAAACGGTAGCGCTTTTTACTTTAGCGGCTTATCAGACCAGACTGCTGACTCAATTAAGAGTTTCGAGGGTTGCACACGGGTTTGGTGTGAGGAAGCGCACACGATTAGTGCTAGGTCGTGGAAAATCCTAATTCCTACTATTCGAGCTAAAGACTCGGAGATTTGGGCAACCTATAACCCTGAGTTAGACACGGACGAATGCCATCAAATGGCTGTAATGCGTCCTGCACCTGATACAATTAGCGTGGAATTGAACTATCCTGATAATCCTTGGTTCCCTGATGTGTTGGAAAAAGAGAGGCAACACGCTGAAAAGACCATGCGGATTGATGATTACCGTCATATTTGGCTTGGCCAATGTAAACCCGCAGTAGAGGGTGCGATATACTTTGATGCCATGTCTCAGACAATAGCGGCGGGACGAATTGGAAGCATCCCGCACGACGCTGGACTAAAAACACACGTTATCTTTGACCTTGGCATGGCTGACAGTATGACAATCATATTGGCTCAAAAGGTAGCCTCTGAGATAAGGATAATCCACTACATAGAGGGCAATCAACGGATATTGGCCGACTATAGTGCGGAGCTGCGTTCGTTAAGACTTGATGACCAACCTATGAACTGGGGAACGGTTTGGTTGCCGCATGATGGGTTTCACAAGCGTCACCAAACTGGCAAGGACGATGCAACTATCATGACTGGGCTGGGGTGGAGCGTAGAACAAACTCCACATATGTCGGTAAATAGCGGTATAGACAGGGCGCGAGAGGTGTTCCCAAGGGTATACTTCAATAAGGCTAGAACCGAGCGGCTAGTCGAATGTTTGAAGCGTTATCGATGGAATATCAGCCAAAAAACAAACGAAGCCGTCGCTCCACTACACGATGAATTTAGCCACGGTGCTGACGCTTTTAGGTACTTAGCCTTGGTTTCCGATATAATAAGTAACGATGAATGGGGCGGTAAGTTAAAATATCCATCTATGGGCACAATCGCATGACAACACTAGAAGAGGCTGAGGCGTCTGCAATACAAAGTTTAAAAGAGCGCGATATGTGGCAAGAAAAATACGCTGCGCTTGAATCAAAAATGAAGAGTGATATTAGAGCTACGCCTGAGTTTATGAAAGTTACTGAAGACTTGAATAAGTGCAGAAGTTTACTTAGAGCGGCAAATGAATACATTGAGCTGCTTGAGGATAAATTAGAGATAGAAGCGAAAATGACTTTGTTTTTCAAAGGTAGAAGCGAGTAACAAAACCTAAAAGGCAGCGCTGTGAAGCGTCCCGAATATGAAAAAACGACTAAGCGACGACGAATTACTAGCAATCACTGGCAATGAGATACGCCAGTCTATTGGCTATAGAACTGGCAAATTGTCAGAGGCTCGCCGCAAGAATCTGCAATATTACCTTGGCAAGCCAGTGGGCGACTTAGCTCCTCCTGAGATTGAGGGGCGTTCTTCAGTTGTTGATAGCTCAGTTCACGATACTATCGAGTGGATGAAGCCAAGCCTGATTAAGACTTTTACTGGCGGGGATTCGGTCGTAGAGTTCGCGCCACAGAATCAAAACGACGAAGAAGCTGCAAAGCAAGCAACCGACTACGTTAATTACGTTTTCTACCGTCAAAACCCCGGCTGTCAAATTCTAAACACTTGGTTTACAGATGCTTTACTGTCAAAGGTAGGTGTTTTAAAGGTAATGTGGGATGAATCGGTATCCGAAACCCGCGAAGAATACAACAATCTAGACGATGCCGAGCTACAGATAATCAGCGATGACGATGAGGTCGAGATTATCGAGCATACCTCAAAACCCGACGAAGAGGATGCTGAACAGCGTCAAAAGGCAATTGAACAGTTGACAGCACAGCTAC